CCTCCTTCCCGTCATCCTCATCGCCGCCTTCACCCTCATCGCCGCCCTCTTCATCGGTATCCTCCTCGACCTCTTCCAGGCCCAGAATGTCGAGGAAGCTCAGGTCACCGTCGCCGTCCTTTGTGACGATGCCCCGTTCCTCTGCCTCCGCTGCCGGAAACGCTGTCCTTGCCATTTCGTCCTCCGTTAGTTCCAGCTGTCCATCGGCGCGCTTGACAATGAGGAACTTACGCCGGTTCGCTGGGCGATCGACAACGGACACCTCCCTGACTTCGAGGTCTTCCAACCGTGTTTCTGCGTCTGCCTTTGCCATGGCGGTGTCCTCCAAAACCAGGACCTATTGTACCCAGAGCCGGGGCCTGCTTGCAAATCCGGCCCTTAGAGCTTAACTCGGCGGGCGAAACCGCCCATGCTGAACCCCGTAATCTCGCCTCGCTTGATCTTACCCCACAATTCGGGGTCGGTGACGTGGTACATCAGTAGCCAAGTGCCCTTCTTAACCTTCTGGCCCGCAATCGTCAAGTTAACTGGGGCTATGTAAGACTCATAGATCTCGATCTTGCTGTTCACCACCCGGCGGTGCATCACACCCCGGTCCTGAAAGCGGGCCATCCATAGGTGTGCTGCCCGTTCGATCTCCTCTGCCTTGATCGTGTCCTTCTGTGTATCAACCTCGTCAGGCTCTAAGACAACACCAAACACGATATTGCGTTCGTCGGCCTTATCAGCCTTGTCCACCAGCAGCCGGACGTCCTTCTCATCTTCGGTGCTAGATCCCTCTGTAGCCAAGGAGTCATCCTTGAGCAAGATAGTCGCCCGCTCCCGCACCTCACTCCCAACCACGTCTGCAAGCTCTAGCAAATCCTCGTCGGCAAAGTCAGACACCGCTACCATACACTTTTGGCGATCGAGCCTGCCTGCGTCCCCGCGCAGAATCGACATGCGCTCCTCCTCGGGCAGGTCCATCAACAGCACCTCAAGCTCCTCGAACGCGAACCCCATCGGGTCTATCTCGCTCTCCCACACATCAGACTTCAGGAGCGATATGTTCTCCCCCGCCTCTTTCGCTTTGTCATGCCGTTCCTCTACCATCTTGAAGAAAGCTTTAAACGCCCTGATCGCGATCCGGTTACGGTCTATCTCCTTCGACAAATCGAAGCCCATCGACTTCAACTTCTTCGCCATGTCGGGGGCTACCTCTCTCCAGTTCTTGAGGTGCAGGCCCGGCCACCCGTTATCGTCGCGACTCACCCATACCACTTTCCCAAAACGGCTAGGGGCCAGCCGCCAGGACGCAGTGTCGAAGGAGTCCACGATATCTGCAAAGGGCAGGAACCGCTTCAGCCGCATGCCCACGCCCAACAGATGAATCTTCGATAAAGGCTTAACTCGCGCAAACCCCGCCCTGTGTGTCACGCGTCGGGTAAATGCGTCCATCGGGGGATCGTCACCCTTCTTGTGCTCGCGCAACCAGCGCTCCCTCTCTTCTCGGCGCTCCTTCTCCTTATCGAAGTCCCTGGCGTGCCGACCGCTGCCCGCTCTACCGGCGGGAGAAGGCTGCCCCTGCTTAGACACAAGCCCTCCCCAGCACATCTTCCGGCCGCTCTTATACTCGGGGTCAAGGGCAGACGCCCACGAGAACCACATATGATCAACCATCTGCGGGTTCAGTCCGTCCTTGCGTAGCACTTCGAGGTTCTTTAGCGTGATCTCCCGACGCTTCAAATCGTCGAGGGTCACGTACTCCGTAACGTTGCCCTTGTTGCTCTTGAGGAAGTCCCGATAGCCCTCTAGCGTCACGGTGCCGGGCTTGCTGGCGTTGGTAAACGCGCCCGAGTCGATCATCAGATTGACCTTGCCCGCCTTGAACGCTTTCTGGACGCCCTCGGGTATGCCCTTCGATTTCATGTGCGCGTAGGACATCAGAATCGATCCGACCTTCTCCTCCAGCAGAAGATGGACGTATTCGGGCTTGGCTGCGAAATACCACTTCATTGGGATCCTCCAATGAGCCCGACTATCACCGATAGGCTCCTGCCATAGGGCTCTGCGTAGGGCGTAACGTCAAACGGGTGTCTCACCGCTTCCATCACCTTGTCTAACTGCTCCTCTTGCGTAGCGAACAAGCACCTGCGGTCCCCTTGTACCAGCTCCGGATGGCTGAAGCCATCCGGTACCACCGGTATAGCTCCGACGATCATAGCCTCCAGCACGCAATAACCAAAGTTCTCCTCGATCGTGTTGCCTGTCATCACCGACGCCCCGGCTAACAAGTACAGGTACTGGTCTTTGCGCAAATCCTCGTAGATCCCTATGACACCCTTACGCTCCAGCTCTACCGCCCTTTCGCGCAATGCACCGCTGCCCCATTGCTGCCGGCTGGTCAATACCATCAGCTCCCAGTCAGGCTTCAGCGCATGCAACTCCTCAAACAAGTCCAAGGTAAGCTCGGGGCGCTTCTCGGGATCAGGCCGATTAGTGTGCACGACGCGCGCACCTTTGGGCTTATCCGAAGGTGAGACCTTTGGGTCCAAGACCGCTAGCCGGCGAGCCTCACCAAGATCGTATGGGTTGCCTGTGACCCTGATCTTTTCGGGAGGCAACCCTCGACGCTGCACCAGGCATCGCTTGTGGTACTCGCTGCCAACGAACAGCAGATCAAACACCTCTGCCCACGCCCTCTCGTACAGCCTAGCGTAAGGGGCACAGGGCTCGACAAAGTCACCCCTGGTGTAGCTACCTGCATGGGCAAACCCATACATGCGCACGGCAACGCGGTTCAGGTCTGCCAGGTACCGAATAGCTTCGATACCCCAAAACTCCACGTCAGCAACAAAGAACACGTCACCATCACAGACGCGGCGATCGCGGAACAGCCGGGCGACCCGGGCTAGCTGGTGAGCCTTGTAGTGAAGCGTGGAGTTGATATCGAGAAACGTCCCCACCTCGACCCTATCGCTAAGGGCTTCCCCGTCGATAGTCTCGTACGCCAGCCCCTGCCGATCAAACTCCTCGGGGAACCACCTGTACCACTGCTCGGTGTACCGCTCTTCTAGAGGCTCGATCGGCAGGTAGTAGATCATCAGTCGATCTCCAGGAGGCGCTGCGCAGGAGGCATCAACCTCACGCCAGGATGCAGGTGATCGAACATCTGTAGCATTTGCTCACCTGCCTCCTGCGGGGACACGGGCAACTCTGGCATCAACAACACCGCATGCCCGGCCTCCGCGTACAGGTTAGCCAGCCGCACACATGCCGAGTACGCATCCTGCACCAGCACACGTACCTTGACGAAGCCCTTGAACGGAGGGAGATCTGCGGTGAACCTGTCACAGGTAACGAACAGCCTAACGTGCTCCGGTAGGGGCGCCCCTGTGCTAGACAGGAATCCCTCCTGCGCGATCTCGATCGTCACAGGTAGCTCTCGGTGAGCTTGTACCCACAGCCTAAGATCTTTTGAAATCAACTCCGCGTTTATGTACACCTGCCCCACGCGGCCCAGCTCATCCCCTCGTAAGGGCCTATCCCCTGGCGTACGGCAGAACAGCGTCTTGGTGCCGATAAGGTCCCCTTCGCCCTCATAGCTGAATCGAATACCCTTAACCAGCATCGGCTACGGCCTCCAGGTAATGCCACACGTCCTCGTCCTCCCAGTCCCACATCGGGCATACCGTCAGCAGCCCGTAATGCCCGCCGTGCACGATCGGCCCCGCCATCTCGCTACGCGGTACTTCCTTCCCGTTAATCATGATCGGCTTGTCCTCCGCACGGCGCGACCCGTCCAGAGATACGGACAACTCGCACGCCTCCAATAGCTGAGGGATGACCTCTCGCTTAGGGGGTACCGTCACGAGAAACCCGAACTCCTCGGGCTTGTCCTCCCCGGGATGCGCGTTGTGCACCACGAGCACGCGCGGGCAGACAGACGCCACAAGGTGCAGCAACACCCTACTGTCCTTCCCTCCGGAGTAAGACACAAAGGCGCGGTGACCATGCTTCTCCACCGCGTCCCTGATTATTGCCTGCGCCGATTCTACCTTAGTCATCTGCCACCTCCGTTTTTCATCCAAAGGGGTCACCTTTGGACCCAAAGGTGTGACCTTCACCTCATCCAAAGGTCATGCCCTCGCCGTCGTAGTTGCCCCAGTCCTCTGCGCCCGTAAAGACGAAGCCCCTACACGCCTTGCAGAACGCGCCGGGGCCAGGCTGCGCCCCGCCCTCCGCGTCTACGCAGCAAAGGGTGATCGTCCCATCGCATAGCACGCACTGCCAATGCTTGCCCTTGGGGTACCCCAGGAACGAGCACCTGTAAAAGCCGCCCTCCTCCTTGACCTCCTCGACTGCCCCCGCAAACGACGTCATGCCCTTCTCGGGCGCGTCAGCCGGCCCCTCTGCCCCTACCCGGTGCTCTGTCATCAACAAGCCATCTGGCACCAAAAACCCCGCCAGGCGCACGCCAAAGGGTCCTACATGCAAGCGCAGCCATGCCAGCCCTGCCGCATGCAGGGCGTTCAGCTTAGCCTGTGTCAAGTGGGACCCGTTGGTAGAAAACCCCACCCTGAAGCCCGCCTTGGTAGCTTCACGGACGAAGTCTAGGATGTCCGCGTGCAGCAACGGCTCCGAGTACCCGTGCAGATGAAACGAGGGAGCCGCCTGTACCGCGAGCACCGCTCGAAACGTCTCCCAGTCCATATCCCCTTTAGGGCGCTTCAACGTCGGCTGCGGGCAGTACCAGCACTTACCGGTACAGCGGTTCGTGGGCTCGACTTGATAGAGGTTGAGCTTGACCCCTTCTGCCGCAAGCTCCTTGACGTTGCGCCCTATGACCTGGCGCACCTCATTCAACGATCGCTCCATTCTCTGCATCCTCTCGTACCGTGACGCGCACAAGGCGCACACCAGAAAGCTCAGCCTCCAACTTTCGCTTCAACCAGATCGCTAGCATCTCGCAACTGGTCCGCTCCCGCCAGGTGTAGGACTCGACAAGGGCAAGGCATCGCCGCTGGAGCAAGAAGTACTCTAGGTCCCTGTCGTCACCAAACTGCTGGACGTCTACCTCTACGCAGAAGATGTGCCGGTGCAGAGACCGGAGAAACGCCACCTCTTCGGGTGCGTCGGGCCACCTGTGATAGCGCTCGATCGCAAACCGGACGCTAGCCCAGATCACCTCATCGTAGGGCTTGATACTCCGGAACAGCCAGTACTTGGGATTGGGCATCTCCTCTTGGGGGTATAGCTCGTCAAACGCCTTGCGCTTACCCTCGGGGTCCTCTTCCTCCTCTAGCCAGGGGACGTTCATCTCCACGCTGTAGAACAGCGGTTCGGCACATAGCCCCAGACCGATCTTGCGGACCTCGCGGTGCTTGGGGTGGTAGTCCCAGCGGCTAGGGATCAGCACTCGATCTTTTGGCGTTAACTCCGAAAGGTTGAAAGCGTCTGCGTGGTGATACAGCAACGAATCGCCCACGGCATCCTCACGATAGTCCCTGGTGAAGTAGACCACCGCATCAACCTCTTGTAGCACGCTGTAACAGCCAATCACCTCGTCATCGAGGTGCGGAGCTAGGACGACTAGCATGATCACACCCCCATAAGGTGCAAGACCTCTGCACGTGATGCGTGGTTGCGCCTGAACGTCCCCCGCATACAGCTCGTCCGCATGATCGCGTGTTGCTGCCCTACACCCCTGCTCATCATACAGAGGTGCGTGCCGTCTACGACAACCGCGACGCCATCAGGGTTAACCGCCACCACGATCGCATCGGCGATCTGCTCGGTCATCTGCTCCTGGATTTGCAAACGCCGGGCGTACACGTTCACCAGCCGCGCTATCTTCGACACGCCCAGCACCAGGCTCCCTTCTTTGTCCTTGGCCTTGGGCAGGTACGCCACGTGGCACTTGCCAAAGAAGGGGAGGATGTGATGCTCACACATGCTGAAGTAATCGATCCCCTTCAGCACAACGACCTGATCAAAGGTAGCGTGAAACACCTTGGCGTAAGCCGTCGCGCTATCCTGATATCCAGCGAACAGCTCACCCCACGACTTGGCCACGCGGTCTGGCGTCTCCCTTAGCCCCTCCCGAGACGGGTCGTCTCCTATCAGCTCGATCATCCTCCGCACCAGTTGCTTCGCTTCTACTAACTGCTGGTTTGTCATCGTATCCCCATCAGCTTGTGCTGTTGCAACGACAAGCGCCAGGTAGGGTGCTCCAAGCACAACCGGACGCAATGCTCGACGTTCTCCTTGACCATCTCCTGCCCCTCAAACGCGGGGCTTAGCAACATATGTAGCGCCTCGATCCCAGGAGAGGGTAACGGCATCCCCGCCGACACAACGCAGCGGACCTCGTCGGCGCGGTCCTGCACCAATTCCGTGTTTGGCTTTGGTGATACCGCCACCCAATCAAAGCCAGGGGGCACCTTTAGCGTGCCGTTAGTCTCTAGCGCCACGCTGTACCCGACAGCCCGCAGCGCATCTAACAACGCCCTGTCGATCTGGAGCAAGGGCTCGCCACCTGTCAACACCACCCACCTGCACGGCCCCGCCACCTCGACTATCCCCGACAAGAGACAAGCCAGGGTCATCCTCTGGCCCTGTGCAAAGTCGGTGTCACAGTCGAAGCCATGCACCTCCCGCGTGCACCGGAGGTTGCAGCCGGCGAAACGGACAAACACGCTGGGGTCACCAGCGCGCATGCCCTCGCCTTGCAGCGAGTAGAAGATCTCCTTGACCGAATACATGCTACGGGTGGTACACGCACCGGCTGGTGCGGGTCTCTTCGATCGTCACCGACTCCAAGCCCGGCAATTCTAGGATAAGCCGGTCATACACCCATCGTGCTATGCGCTCGGACGTCGGGCTCGTCATCCCCAGCGAGTCGTTGAGGTAGTAGTGGTCTAGGTACTTGTCCAGCAGCGGCGCCACCGCCGCTTTTATATCGGCGTAGTCCAAGACCATGTCCCGCTTCGGGCCGTCAGCCTCTAGCTTCAACCCCGACACCGCTACGCGCATCACCCAAGAGTGCCCGTGCATCCTGCTGCACTTGCCATCGTGATGGGGCAGTCGGTGTGCTGCCTCGAATCTAAACTCCTTCGCGATCGTCCACATCTGCTTTCCCTCCTGCTAGGTCAACACCACCACTTCTGTTCTGCACCTGAAATGGAAAGGAGGCAGGACCGCACCCGCTGCTTCCAATCGGGCTGTCGCTGCTGCGCTGCCGGGCTTGGCGCGCCCCAGCTCGATCCCTATCTGCTTACCCGATAGCCATGGTGCAATCTTCTTCACGTCCTCGGGTTTCTTTGCCCCAAGCACCTTGTTCATGTGCTTAACACCCGTGGCCACCGTAAACACTTGTCCAGCGAGTTGCTGACACACCTGCCCCGTTCGCTGATCCTGCGGGTTGATCAGCTTGTACCGGGTAATCCCCGCCTCGTCGAAAGCAACCACTCTGCCAAACGTCCTAGACTGGTGAGAGGTCGTGCTAGCCAGCCCCTCGAAGTAGGACTCGGGGTTCCCCGCGTATCGCGCCGGGAACCCGGGTGCGATACCCGTCTTACCACCGGGCGTGATCCCGAACTCTCTACGAAGAACCCGGCGCAATGCCTGACCGCCCTCTTGTGCAGAGAGCCCACTTTCCAGCATCACCTTCTTTGTTACAGCGCTAATCCTCGTCGAGAGTTGCTCCCCGTAGAAGTCTCCCACCCAAAACACCTGATGCCGGTTGATCGCGGCGATCGCCCTAGTGTCCCTAAGCGCAAACTCAAACACGCCCTTGGCTTCCCTAGCTGCTAGCCGTTTGCTGTCTACCCAGATAGCCTTCAACCGTTTCTCTAGGGAAGCTATCTGTGCCTTCGTTAGGGGTGTCTTCAGCTTCACGCCCATGCCCGCTAGGAAAGCGTTCAACCGCTTTGGTGTCACCTTCCCGGCTATCAACTTGCCCAGGCCCTCATCGATCGCGCCGTTGGCCGTTGATTTCCAAGAACGGGACATCAAAGTCGCCATCTTCCTTTCCAACTCCTTAGATAGCTTTGATGCCTTGCAGATAAGACAGAGGACGCCATCGACCTCACAAGAGAGGTCGATAAGCGTCTCTGTCGGAAGACCCGCTAGAGCACCCCGTCCCAAAGCGACCCTTCCTTGATATCGATCTCCACCTCGTCTGCGCACAGGGCGTCCATCATCTTGTGGATCGTATCTGCGTCGAAGGGGATCTCCCTGACGTCATCCCCTACCGCTACCAGCGTAGCCGGCTGCTCCTCGCCCTTCTCGACCTTCTTCGCCGGGACGAACGTCTGCACCACCTCCTCGAACTCCTTCCCGATAGTCAGCTCTCCCTTGTCCGACCGGGCCAAGCTGAGCTTGTACATCTTCCGCTTCTCGACATCCATCACCACGATGAAGTCTTTGAAGATGCCCCGCAAGGACAGGCTACGCTTCAGCTTGGCGCGCTGCTGGGCAAGCGCGGACATCACCTTATCCACGAGCTGCATCAACTCCTCGCCCTCGGCCAGATCAACCTTATAGACACGAACTTTCATACCTCGTCCTCCTCTTCCAGGTAGTACCTGCGGTCCAGCTCCTTCTCTATCTTCGTCCGAAGCTCCAGCAAGTTCTCCACAACGCGCGTAGCTGTATCTCCGCCACCCGGAGACGACGCACCCTGCTGCGCCTCCGCAAACGTGATCGAGAAGGGCTTGTCCAGGTCAATGCCGCTAGGCATCGGCCCAATGTTATCGCCAAAGACGTCCCGCACGATACGATCCGCGCGCCGGGGCGTCATAGCTCCTGACTTCTCTGCAATCGCCATCAACCGAATCAACTCTATGTCGTCGGTGATGTTCGGGTGGTTGGATCTGAGAAAGTGATACCGGGAGCCCCAACGCTGCAGCACAAAACGATTGATCATCCAATCGTCCTCGGTTCGCTCGGGCGCGAAGACCTGCTCGTCGGCTATGTCCCTCGATGTATCCGCCGTCGCGCGTGTGTAGTCCTCGCTCCTACCGACGAACAGCGGCGGGAGCCGGAAGGCTTGGCGCAGCTTGTCCCTGTTGTTCTGGTCGTACGCCTGGAAGAGTTGGTCGTCCTGTTGCAGGTTCTTCAGGGGCTCAACCCGGATCTTGAAGGTAGAGGGCGTGGGCGCACCCTCCTCCATCGCTTCTCCCTCTAGCAGGATGAACTTCGATCGATTGAGGGACTTCTGGATCTGCTCCTCCGTCCACTCCCTAAGCCGCTCGATCGACGCGTCGGTCAACGCACCGTTCTCACAGATCACGAACATGGAGGGCACGGCGTTGTTAGCTAGCGTGGAATAGTTGATCTCTTCCGCCTGTCGGCTGCCATACACCGAGAAGAGATTGCCGATCCACAGGGGCAGCCCGTAGGGCGTCATGGGGCTGTAATTGTGAAAGTGGATCAGACTCGTCGCCCGACGAGAGAAGGGCAAGTTGTCCTCGTACTTGCCGCTCCGTTTGTCTAGCGTCCTGGGGTCACCCGCCTCCTTGAACCATAGCGGCTTACCGCTGCGCACGATCCCGTATTTACGGAACCGGTAGTACATCGGCACCTGCTCCACCGTATAGTTCTTGTCGGGGCGTACCCGTGGCACCTCAACCCGCGTCGGTTTCTTGTCCTTCTCTGTCAAGCGCACCGTGTGCCCGAGGACATGATTGACCCCGACTAGCTCGCCGCGCTGGTTGTCGATCAGCTCCATATACCCGTTACCACAACTATGCTGATCGTCCTTGATCTTGCGCCTTACTGCGGTCAAAGACATGACAGGGTGCACAGAATCGAGGAGGGACAACAACCGGAAACGCTCGTCCTGGATCTCGTCCTTGTACTTCTCGCGGAAGCCTTCGGGCATCTGTACTTCGCGAAGCTGCCAGCCAAACCCGACGATGTTTGTCACCATCGCCGCAATGTTCTGCCCTAGCTCCGTGCTGCGTTCTTTCTGGTGAGAGAGCTGTTCCAGGTTGTAGCGGGGTGCGATCACCCCG